ATCATTTTCTGTAAACCTCTTATTAGTTCTTCTTACTTATGAAGCTGGACATACTATTCTGTTTACTCGTTATACTTTATCTTCTACTTATATTTCTATTATTCCTGAATTTATTGAAAAACTTGAATTGCTTAAAATCTTTAATGACTTTCATATCACAAAAGATGAAATAAGAAATAAGCGTTCAGGAAGCAAGATAATATTTAAAGGGATAAAAACTTCAAGTGGTGATCAAACAGCTAACCTAAAGTCCTTACAAGGTGTTACAACGTTTGTATTAGATGAAGCAGAAGAACTAACAAGTGAAGATACATTTGACAAGATAGATTTATCAGTAAGACAATTAGGTAAACACAATAGGGTAATACTAATATTAAATCCTGCAACTAAAGAACATTGGATCTACAAAAGATTCTTTGAAGATAAAGGAATACAAGAAAGTATAAACACAACTAAAGATAATGTTACATACATTCATACAACTTATAAAGACAATATTGAAAATTTATCTGAAAGCTATTTAAACCAAATAGAAAACATTAAACAACGCAGACCTCAAAAATACAAAACTCAAATAATGGGAGGGTGGCTTGATAAAGCAGAAGGTGTAATATTTACTAACTGGACTATTGGTAAATTTAAAAAAGTAGGTGTAAGTGTATTTGGTCAAGATTATGGATTTAGTAATGATCCAAGTACATTAGTAGAAACTAACATAGATACAACTAACAAGGTTATTTATTTAAAAGAATGTTTTTACTTGCCTAAACTAACAACAAGCGAAATAGCACGTTTAAATATCAAACACGCTATAGACAATTTAATTGTAGGAGATTCTGCCGAAGTGCGTCTTTTATCAGAATTAAAATCTAAAGGGTGTAGTGTAGTGGCTTCAATTAAAGGGGCTGGTTCTATAACCTATGGGGTCAGCTTATTACAAGACTATGATTTAATAGTAGACGAACAAAGTATAAACTTAATAAAAGAACTAAACAACTATAGTTGGCTTGAGAAGAAATCAAACACACCTATTGATAAACATAACCATTTAATAGATGCTATTAGATATGCAGTAAGCTACCAGCTACAGAACCCTAATAGGGGTAAATATTACATACAATAATCCAATAGGGGCAAATACTATATACAATAATGGAATGTAAAAAATGCAAACAGACAATGACTATATATTCAGGCAAAGATAATAAAGACTACTACTACTGTAGGGATTGTGATATTATACAATACAAATAAAACTTATCAATTATTTTGTTAATTAAATAAATAGTTATATATTTGAGTATAATTGCAATAAAGCAGTTATATAAACAGAACAAAATGAAATATATTAAATGCGAAATGTGTGGTTATAAAAATCACGAAGATAATTTTAAATGTGAAGGTGAAGATTGTGGAATACCTTTAGATTTAATAATAACAAATAATTCTTTTGGTTTACCAGAAATTAATCAAAAAAAGACATTTGAACAAAACCTTGAACTTTTTAAAGATTTTATATAATGGAACAACAAGAACTTATAAAATTTATTAGATTTTTTGCAAGTAGTTTAATTTGCTTTTGCATTATATTATTCTGCTTAACCTTTGCAATTATATTTTTATTTGCAACTGTAGATATAATTTATCAAGCGTATAATCATTTTATACTTCCTTATGAATTATAATAGAACAAAGTTTTTACACAACTTAAATAAGACAAAAAGAATAAAATCATTTAATAGAAATACAGATGAAAAAAAGACAATACAGATCAAATCAAGGTCGTAACCCTAAAAAGGAAGAAAGTATGTTTAAAGCTATTAAAATAGCATTTATAGTATTAGCAACAGTAACATTAATTCAAATCATATTATGAAACATTATTACCAAGTAGACGGACAGCGTAGATATTACATTGCAAAGAAAATATCTAAAAAAGAAAACAAAGAATCATTCTTAAAAATATTAGGCTATGCAAGTATTGGCTGGGCTGTATTTTATGTAGCTATGTTTTTTTTCTTACATTTGTTAGAAAATATAGGATGAGAAACAAAATGCAGAACTTACAGGATTTAGAATACACTAACAACGCAATACTACTTGGTGAACTTATAAACAAGTGGGTAAAATCTAAACCAAAGAACGTAGAACTATTAAGATTCCAACAAGCGTTTATAGACAATTCAATTTATGTAGCAGGATTACAAAACGATTTAACAGCTTGTATAATGGCTAATAGTGATTACAGGGAACAAAAGAACCAAGCCCTATATGATTTGGAATTAATAAGAGAAGAAGTAAAATATTACGATGAATAACCATTGGCTTTATGCCACACTTCCAGAAGATGAACCACAACACAAATGTATTGAATGTGAAAGACCAATACATAAAGAAGGGTATTGTAGTCATCAATGCGAATATATAGATTAATAATTTTGTTTTGTTTAATCTGAAAAAGGGTGTTAGAAATAGCACCTTTTTTTTTATACTAAAATTCTACTTTAATTACGTTATATAAGTATGAAAGCTAATATTAACGTACCTACTGAACTTAATGAAATTACATTAAAGCAATATCAGAAGTTCCTAAAAGTACAAGATAGCAAACAGAACAACACTTTTTTACAAACTAAAATGATAGAGATATTTTGCAATGTTAAAATGCAAGATGCCCTAAACATAAAGCTATCTGATGCAGATAGAATATCAAGTTTAATATCTAAAATGTTTGAACAGAAGCCAGATCTTGTAAAAAGTTTCTGGTTAAATAATGTTGAATACGGATTTGTTCCTGATCTTGATGAAATAACATTAGGTGAATATATAGACCTTGATACTTATATGGGTGAATGGGAAAATATACAAATAGCAATGAATGTATTGTACAGACCTATAAAACAAAAGTTAGGGCAAAAATACTTAATAGAAGAATACGATCCAGATACAAAAGACAAATTAATTAATATGCCTATGGATGCAGTATTTGGTTCTATTATTTTTTTTTATCGTTTAGGGATCGAATTATCGAAAACTATGATGAATTATTTGGAGAACAAGGGGGGGAATCTACAAGTTCAAGGGCTGGGTTTTCTAAAAAATGGGGATGGTATTCAAGCCTTTACGGACTCGCTGGAGGAGATATTACAAGATTTGAAGATATCACCAAATTAGAAATGCATAAGTGTTTAATGATGTTAGCATTTATGAAAGACAAAAACGAATTAGAATCAAAACAAATAAAAAGTAAATTCAAATGAGCAATCAAGGAATAAGGGGTTTTTATCAATTAACTGAAACTATAAAAGACAAACTACTTGCAGACATTAATTGCAATACTGTAACAACAGGAGATATATACGATGTAAATTTAAACAAGCAAGACATATTTCCTTTAGCACATATTATAGTAAACAACGTAATACAACAAGAACAAACATTGACTTTTAATATAAGCATCTTGGCTATGGATATTGTAGATCAATCTAAAAGTGAAACAACAGATATATTTACAGGAAACAATAACGAACAAGACATTCTTAATACACAACTTGCAGTATTAAATAAAGTAATACAAAGTTTAAGAATGGGAACATTACACCAAGATAAATACCAATTAGATAGTCCAGTAAGTTGTGAACCATTTTACGATAGATTTGAAAACCAATTAGCGGGATGGACGGCAACAATGGATATATTAATATACAATGACATAAACATCTGTTAATGAAGTTTGAAAATATAAATAAAGTATTAAAAGAATTTAAAGATTATGTAGTTGAAGAAGCTAAACAAAATCTTAATAAAGATAAAATGGGTGGTGGTGATTTATATAATTCAATAAGGGGTACTTTAGATGACGAAGAAAGAGGTTTTATTGTAAACTTTTTAATGGAAGAATACGGAGCGTATCAAGATGAAGGGGTAAGGGGTGCAAATCCAAGTTTAGTAGATAGTAAACCTGATTCTCCATATTCAAACAGAAAGGGTGTGCAAAAAGCACCATTAAGTAAATTTAAATATAAATCAAAACCTCCTCCATTAGATGTTTTAGTAGATTGGGCTAAAAGAAAAAATGTAAGATTTAGAGTAAGAAAGGGAAATAAAGGAGCTGGTCAATTTAAAAAAGGTAGTTATAAACAGATGGGATTTTGGCTGCAAAAAAGCATATATGCTCAAGGTCTTAAACCAACTTATTTTTTTAAGAAAGCATTTGAAGCTGGATTAAAAAAGGTAATACCACAACTGCGTAAAGAATTTGCGTTAGACATAGAAAAAGGAATAATATTAGGAACTAAAAAATAAACAATGGCAGCAATAGCATTAAGAAGCCCACAATATAAAACAGCAGTAGCAGATACTGGTACACCATTATCAGCAAAAATTACTATTAGTATAGATGGCACAATAGAATATACATTAGTAAAACTTACTTCTTTAAATCAAAATATGTTATGGGAAATAGCAGAACTATGTAGGGATTTTATAAACATAACTTTTAATGGAACTTATACTGCTGAAACTTTAGCTATTATTTCTACATTAACTTCACACGCTTCAACAGATGGAA